GTCCTGAGGGACATAGTCGAGATAGAAGGGTGTAACGTTAGCACCGCTACGGTAGTGCTCTCCACAGCTTTCGCGAAAGGGAGTTTCCCCCCAAAAGGACTTGTCCTTATTAACGCGAAAACCCACCCAATCAAAAACCTTGACTAGGAGGTCCACTGCTTCACTGGGGACAATAATATCATCCCCATAAACACTAATATGCTCCGTAGGGAGCCCAAGATAGACGCAAGCTGAGTGTGCAAGAGCAAAGAAAATCATGCTCTCAAGCTCAAAGGTGTAGCCATTTCCCATGGCCGACCATTGCTCGTTTTCGAGCAACTTGCATTTCCGACTAGCGTCTTTGTTATTAACCCGGCAGGTGGAGACACGAAGTGCCTCCATAACACGGAACCATAAAGGATCCATATCTTGCCGTTTGAACCCGGTATCTCCGGGATGGTTGCCTATTAGCTCCCATACTAGGGAACTTGTTAGGCTATCGCTTGCAGCGGATAAATCGATCGTGGCCAGATGGCCATCGATGCTCCCCTGTTTCGCGAGACGCTGATTTCGGCTTTGGTCGTTAAGATCAACACCGTGACGCCAAAGGCGCCTGCGTAGCATAGTCCCAATGGACAACTGCAACGCTACATTGCCCGAAGGCTGACGTTTGATCACTCGACCAGTCTTGGCGTTCTTGGGAACAACCAAGAGCTCCTCGAAGGGTACAAGGGCCGGATTCTGGACAACACCACTTTTAACAGAGGAGTATGCCCAACCAGGGGTCATGGAATAGACCGCCTGAACCAGACCGTATGCATCCGGAGAAGCATTGGGGGGTTCCGAGAGTTTCGACCATAAGTCGGAGTTCTCCATGCTCCGAGTGGCCGTACTGCCCGGTCCGTGCCTCACACCGTCAACGAACTCAGACCACTTAAAAGGGCCAAGGATAGACACACATTTTCTGCCCGCAAGGCGGATTACCTCGCAGACCCCGGAATCGTCCGGACGTGCCTTCCCAACCCGATCATTGGTGGTTTTGTTTATCGCTTCCTGAGCCATATAGGCCTGGATGGCGACTTCGTTCGTATCTATACCTAGGTCGAAACCCGGGTATTTCCTGAGCACCTCTTTCATGAGGTACTTTTCCCGAAACATGGAGTCTTCGGGATCAGGAAACCTCATGTCTACCAGATCACCGGCCGAAGGTACGGAGCTACCCCCCGAGAGGGGGACAAGTCCAAGCCCGCTAGCCAATAGTCCAGCGAAAACATGAGGATCGAAGCGACGAGTGTGATGGCGAGAACGTATAGCAGGACGCTTAATACGCTTTTCCATGGGTTTGACTCCAATAGAGCAGCTACGGGAAAATCCCGCAGGCTGGTAAACACCTCACGGATGAGATGAGTGATTGCGCCTACGAGCAGTTGCTTAGTAGACCCAATCATCATCGTCCATAACCTCGGTAACGATATCAGCGTCAAGCAGGGCTTGCGCCAACAGGTACCGAACGATCTGCGTCTGGGAATCAACCCAGCCCACAGGGACAATGACCTCAGCCTTAGCTGTCGCGAAGTCGAGGACAGACTTAACCGTCTGATCACCCACAGTCTCTTCGGAGACACGCGGCAGTTTGAGATCCAGATACACCGTGCGCACGGTACCGTTAGCCTTCTTGCGAAGGGTGAGGGTCTCGCGCCCTGAGGGCAAGGACTGCCCCAGGTTCTGATACACGGCCGTGAGGCCGTCAACAGTACGCGGGCTGTACACGTGGTTTACTGGGGTCGACGCATTGTCGACAAGGGTAATGGCCTGGTTATCAGGCATAGGATTTCTCCGTGGAGCAAAGGCTCCATTGGTTGAAGTTCACAGCTTGAATTGCTGGCGTAGGAGCCCAAGGGCGTCCAACCAGTGTTTCCAGGACTGCGTGTCAGGAGTGAAGTGGAGGGAAGGCAAAGGAGTACCCGTGTACGCAGTCCGCGTATACTTCAAGTACCCCACCTCCAAGAACCCAGGATCAGTAATTTCCGATCCTGAATCGTAGACACTATAAGCAGTTTGAATTATCTTGCTGCCTACGGTCTTCGAACCACCTACGAAAGTTAAGCCGCAATCCGCGGAAAACCCCTGGAGGAAGTCACCAACTGAAACGAACCAGTCAATAACGAACGACCAAGGCATTAACTCCCATAAGACGACCGCGGGGTTGTCGAGTCCCAGGATTTTCATCGTGACAGCATAGTCAGAGTCGATTCGGTAATCGAGCCTGATTTTTGCAAAATCATCACGCTGCGTGCTGTACAAATGACGGCACGCCCCTGGGCCGATCCCGTTATATCTGGTTCCCGTCGTCACCGATCTCTCGGCGGAAACGGTTTTACCAGCCTTAACGGTCATCATGTAGGCTCCTTGCTCCTGTAAGGCGTCCAAGGCTTCAACAGCCCCATAGACGTCCATAAGGAGCGGCAGCCACCCGTAACGAAACTCGAGCCACGCACCGGCCAGATCCTTGCTACCCTTGCGGGCAAGCTTGGCAAAGGCCTTAGCATAACTCGAGGTCCCTCTGGGCACCCGCCCGTGCTTGAAGTCGTCGAATAAACGACGGAACTTGTTCATCCGGTCAACAATCATGTCAACCGTCTGAGCACGCTCACCCCAAGCCACAGCAAGGTTTACCTTCTGGTTCACCATCCGCTGCAGGGCTTCATTAACAGCCTCCCCCTCAACAGCAGCTAGATTAGCTGCAGTGGGGCCATAAGTGGAGTTCCAACGAGGTCCATTAAAGGGACCTGATCCGTTCCTATAAGCCCAGTAGGCGGGTCTGACGCTTTCGCGACGAAACTCACCACTGTAACCCATCGGTGGACGCCAACCGGACGGAGTCGCCGTCGTCTTCACAGACGCCGGATACTTCTTGTACTGGGAAGAGCCGAGCAACATTCCTGTTGCGGCGCTCTCAACCCCAGTGTACCAGTTGAATTGCGGTATAGTGACGAGAGAAATACTCTCGGTATACCCGTCGAAAGCACTATGAGGCATAAACAAACAACCCTCAGCAAAGTAGGAGGTGAACAGGCACCCAATGTGGGAGCATTACCCCAAGACGTAGAGTACATTCCTATGTACCCTACACCAGGAGCGCAGGCTCCGAGAAGACTCCGTCGCTGACAAAGCGATCGGGGGTCCGGTTCCTGATTGTAGGCTTTCATT